CCCGGCCGGATGATTACCATGCGCAGAAGGCGGCGCTGGCGGCATCACTACAGGTCTTGCCGTATTACGATCCGGTATGGCTGGCCGCCAATCTCACGCCCGACACCGTGCTCGAAACATATTCCGCGCTCTGGCACATCGACCGCACTACCCTCGAATTAACGACATCGGACATCTGCCAGGGCGAGGACGGCACGCTCAGCATCGGCGAGGATGTCGCGCTCTACGACAGCTTTGCGCTGTCCTACGGCGCGCCGCCTCTGACCAGCGTCGCCGTCATCGGCACCGTGTCGTGGCAACAGCAAGGGCAGGGCATCATTGACGTGACGCCGGCCATCGTGCGGGCCTTTGACGACGGCGCCGCCGCGCCGATCGGGTTGTTGCCGAAGTCGCTGCTCGAAACCTACCCGCTGTGGCTGCGCGAAGGCGGCAGCGGCATGATCCAGTGCCTCTATGGCGACGGACTCTTCAATGCGTGGCCGAAGCCGGGCACCAGCATCGGCGGCGGCTGGGCGCTGTCGACCCTCGACGACATCGGCGGCACGCCGCTTTGCTTTATCGAAGAGGCAACGAAGAACAATAAGGGCGGCTGGCTCAACCCGGTTTCTTACCACGTCAACTACACCTGGCCGACGAGCCGATATGCCGGCCTCAACCGAGTGAGCACCGCACCGGAAGATCCACCATCGGATTCCGAGATCGTGATGGGCCAGGGCTTGGCGCGGGTCGTGTTGTCATTCCCAATCCAGACCTACAACATCCGCATGCATTGCGAATACAAAGCTGACCGCCGCCGCACCGAGACGGTATCCGCGGTCATGGTCGCCGATGTGCAGCGCGTGCTCTCCGACTCGGCGGATCAGGACGCGGAGGAGATCAGCCTGTCGTCGGATTACGTCAGCCAGGGCGTCGATCTCGGCGGCGGCGTGCCGTTGCCCGACGCCGGCAGCGCCAGCTATTTCCAGACTGATCGCGGAACGCAGAGCTTCGAATATTTGCTGTTAGCCGCGCGCGCGAAGGTCCGGGCGGCGGCGCGCTGCGTCGATGTCACTTTCGGGGTCGATTGGCAAACCGCGCTCGGGATCGGGTTGCGGCATAGCGTGACGCTGCTCGACCGGCGGCTGCCCGGCGGCACCTGCACCGGCAAGGTCAAGAGCTACCGGCTTACCGTCGCAGACGGTGTGCAGCGGGGGGAGTTTGTTCTGGGTTGCACGGTCGGTAACGGCACCGTCTCGGACGCCGCCGCCGGGGAGCCGACCTATGTCGAGGACGGGTACGTCGAGCCCGGCTATCAGGTCATGGCCGGGGCGCAGTATCCGCTGCTCGCCGACGAGCTTTCCTATCAGACGCTAGACCAGTTCGCGATCGATGACGACGGTATCAACCTCGGTTTCTTCGACGCCGACCAGGCGATCAACTATGTGACCGTCGAGAACGCGCTGCTGACGCAGCTTCCCGCGCTCAATGCCTATCAAAACGCAATCGCGACATCATCCTTCGGCGACCCGCTGACGACAGCGCGCGAGATGCAAACAACCGTGACGCTCGACCTGCGGCCGGTGCAGGGATCGGAGTTTCACACATCGTTCTTCCCGGCGCTGAGCCAGTTGCGCTTGCCGAAAACCATCGACCTCGCCGCCGATGCCTGACGGTTTCGAGTACGTTGTCCGGCCGTGGCAAAGCCCGAACGCGCACGGGCAAATCCGCATCCCCGCGACGCCTTCGCGCGGCGGGCGCGAGGCGGCTCATCTGCAATGGGGCGGCCAAGGTACAATGCCGCAGGTCCGCGTGACAGGCGTCGACTTCAACACGCGAAAGCCGAACGACGAAAGGCTCAACGAGCAGAAACGCGAGAGCGACATCATTCGGATCGAGCAGCCGGGCAAACCTGAAAACTACGTCGATGTAGCGCGGGCGCGACAGGTAGACCTCACCAAGCAGACCGACGAGTGGATTTATCAAAATCTGGCGGAAGAAAAATACGCCGCGTCGGGTCTCGATCCCGCGCTGCTTGCCTATGAGGCAGAGATATATAGGAACCCGAACGTGCTGATAACGGATTCAAACGTCCGGTGGGTGCTGAAGAACGTGACCGTGACCAAGGGCTGATGCCGACAGTCGAGAATCCATTCGTCGAAGACCCCACAATGCGCATCGTCGGGGTGCATTGGGCAGACGACGACGGCGGGCCGCCCGAGCCGCCGACCGACACGGCCTATTGCGGCGCCTATGGCTTCGGGGCGCGGATGGAGCTTCGCGGCTCGCTGATCACCGCAATTCCCTACGGCCCGAACCAATTCCCGCCGATGGTCGGGACGTTCTCCACGACCGGCGGCAACATCGGCCCGGCCGGCGAGAATTATGGCTTTATGGCGGGCGTGCCGTTGCACCCGATCGACACGATGACGGCGGCGCCCTACGGGCTGATCGCATACTGGCCGTTCCTCGAGGGAAATTTCCTCACATTCACCAACCAACAACTGGCGGGCATTCAGGATTACACCGGAGCGATCGGCACCATCAAATGGGCGGTGCCGATGGCGACCGGCAGAAACGCTAGCGGCGTCCCCATCGTCATAAAGAAATACACGGTCAACATGAGTTGGTTGTCGCACTTCGTCGCGGCCGGCGATCAAGTAGGGATCGGCATTTCGCATCCGCTGACTTCGCCGCCCGTGGGATTTGTCTACCGCCCGCCGCCGGCTCCGCATCAAGTGCTGGGACCGAGATCGGGCGGCAGCGGCACGTTCGTCTACGACTTCAAATATGAGCAACTCGGCGATGTCGCTATCACCGTTGACAACCAGTACGACCGCGCGCTGGGCGGCCCTGCCTGGGTCTGGTGGATGACGCGCAGCGCCAGCGGCGCGTGGGGCGGGAGCCAGATTTTCATGGGCACGACGCTGGTCGGGCTCAACGATTGGTATCTCTGGGACATTGTCGCCGAATGCCAACCCATGCCGGCCCTGGATAGCTAGATGGTGGATTTGACCTTCCGCCTGCCGGGGCCGTGGGGACCGGGCAAGGGAGCAAACCTTCAGCCGAGCGAGGTTGACGGCAACTTCTGGGCCATCGCGCAGGCTATCGTCGATCTCGAAAGCAACCCGGCGCAGCCGGTCGGCATCGAGAGCATCGTCGTCTCGGGAACCCAGATGACGATCTACCTGACCGATGGTTCGGTGATGGGTCCGTTCACGCTGCCGGTGCTCACCTTCCGCTGGCGCGGCGAGTGGATGCCGGATTCAACTTATGCCGAGCTCGACGTATTCACCGTCGAGGATACCGGCATTTTTCTCGTGGTGCTCGACCACACCAGCGGCGCCACCTTCGACCCCGACATTGCGGTCGGCGGCGAACCGGCCCTGGTGCAGATGTTTGGCTCGACCGACATGAGCCTGTCGGGGCTCGGCGACGTTGAGATCACCGACCTTGCCGACGAGGAGTTCCTGCGCTGGGACGAAGCGTCGGGGAATTGGGTCAATGTCGCGCTCGGCACCATCGCCTATCAGAACGCCAACGCCGTCAACATAACCGGCGGTGCGATCACCGGGCTGCCGACGCCGGCCAGCCCGAGCGACGCCGCGACCAAGGCGTATGTCGATGCGCTGCCGATGGGCACGTCCATCGCCGACTCGCGGATGATAGCGAACATCAGCGGCGATGTCGGGCCGGCGCTGCCGACGACGCTCTCCGATTTTCTCGATTATGTGCTGCTGACCACAGAGCGCGGTACGCTGCTCTACCGCGGCGGCGCCGGCTGGATCGCACTGGCACCCGGCACCTCCGGCTATTTTCTCAAGACCCAAGGCACTGCCGCCGACCCGGAATGGGCTGTCGGCGGCTCAGGCGTCACCACGATCACCGCCGGCACCGGGATCGACGCCAGCCCCGATCCCATCATCGACACCGGCACCATCGCGCTCGCCGAGATAGCCGACGACACGCTGCTTGCCAACATCAGTGGCGCATCGGCCGCGCCGACCGCGACAACGCTGTCGGCATTGCTCGACGGCATCCTCGGCACGGCGCGCGGCACGATCATCACCCGCACCATCGCCGGCTGGGTCGGCCTCGCTCCCGGCACCAACGGATATTACCTGAAGACCCAAGGCGCCGGGGCCGACGCCATGTGGGATGCGCCGGCCGGCTCGGGCACCGTGACCAGCGTCGCCAGTGGCACCGGCCTTACCGGCGGTCCCATCACCGGCAGCGGCACGCTGAGCCTCGCGGCAATCGCCGATGGGGCGATGCTCGCCAACACGTCAGGCGGCAGCGCTGCGCCCGTGGCAACGACCGGCACGCTGTTTTTCGACCGCGCCTTCGGCACCACGCAGGGCTCGGTGCTCTACCGCAGCGCCAGTGCTTGGGTGATGCTGACCCCCGGCACCAGCGGGCAATTTCTCGCGACCGGCGGCACCGCCGCCAACCCAAGCTGGCAGAACGCGCCAACCACGGGCGCGGCGATCTCGAACCTCCGAATCATCGCGAATATCAGCGGTGGGACGGCCACGCCCAGCGCCAATACGCTGTCGAATATTCTCGATGCAATCATCTCGTCGGCGCGCGGCACGCTGATTTACCGCACCAACTCGGGATGGACCGGGCTGGCGCCGGGAACCAGCGGTCAGGTCTTGCAAACCGGCGGCGCCAGCGGCGACCCCAGCTGGACCGCGGCGCCGGGCGCGGTGCCGGTAGCCAACAACCGCGTGATGGCGAACATCAGCGGCGCATCGGCCGCGCCGGTCGGCAACACGCTGACCGGGATCTTCGATAGCATCCTCGGGTCTGCCCGCGGGATGATGATCTACCGCGACAACAGCGGTTGGCGGGTGCTGGCAGCGGGGACAGCCGGCCAATTGTTGCGCACGGGCGGCACCACCGGCGACCCTTCGTGGATCACGGCCACGCCCGGCAGCGGCATCTCGCAACTGACCGGCGACGTGACCGCAGGGCCGGGGACCGGCGCGCAGGTTGCGACGCTCGCCAATACCGCCGTCGCGCCGGGCAGCTATACCAGCGCCGACATAACGGTCGACAGCAAGGGCCGCATCACCGCCGCGGCTAATGGCGTGGGCGGCGGCGGCGGGATTACGCAACTGACGGGCGATGTGGTCGCCGGCCCCGGCAGCGGCAGCCAGGCCGCCACACTGGCAACGACCGGAGTTGCGGCCGGCAGCTATACGCTGGCCTCAATCACGGTGGACGCCAAAGGCCGCCTGACCGCCGCCAGCACCGGCACGGCGGGCGCGGGCGATGTCGTCGGGCCGGGCAGCGCGGTCAGCGGCAATCTCGCGACATACTCGGGCACCACCGGCAAACTCATCGCCGATGGCGGCGCCACGGTCGCGGACCTCAAGCGCGAAGCCCTGCTGCTGGCCGTCTCGGATGAGACGACGGCGATCACCACCGGCACCGCGAAACTCACCTTCCGCATGCCGTGGGCAATGACCGTGAGCGAAGTGCGGGCCAGCCTATCCACCGCAGGCAGCACGGCAACAACGGTGGACATCAACGAGGGCGGCGCGAGTATCCTCTCGACCAAGATCACCATCGACGCCAGCGAGAAGACCAGCACATCGGCGGCGGCATTGCCGGTGCTGTCCGACTCGGCGCTGGCCGACGACGCCGAGATCACGATCGACATCGACGGCGCCGGGACCGGGGCCAAGGGGCTAAAGGTGCTGCTACTCGGCACCCGCGCATGACGGCGCTGGTCAATCCATACCTGTTCGCCTCGCTCACCAATGATCCATACTTTGCCAATGTCGTGCTGCTCTGCCATTTCGACAGCGCAAACGGCGCAACCTCGTTTACCGATTCATCCTCTGCCCATCGTTCCGTGACCGGGACGAGCGGGTGGGCGGCGACGACGGCGCAGGCGAAATTCGGCACCGCGTCGCTGCAATGCCCGAACACGAGCGGCAACTGTACCTGTTCAGATAACGCCGCCTGGGATTTCGGTGCCGGGCAGTTCACGGTCGAGTTGTGGGCGCGTCGCACCGCCACCGGTAACGACGCGCTACTCGGGCAGTGGTCGACCACATCGAACCTGTCCTGGGGCGTACGCTCCGACACCAGCGGAAGCGGGCTGCTGGAGTTCTACTATTCGGCCAACGGCACGACCAACACGACCAAGGTCAGCGGCGCTTACACGCTGCCACTCGACACCTGGGCGCACATCGCCGCCGACCGCGACGCAAGCGACGTGTTGCGCGTATACGCCGATGGTGTCGTCATCGCATCTGCCACGGTGACTGCGGTGACGTTCTTCAACAGCAGCCTGCCAATGTATATTGGCGCCGATGCGACCGGCGGGCGCGGCTTTGCCGGCCAGATCGACGAGGTGCGGGTCACC